AGGATTCCTGCAGAGTAAAGTGAATGGGGAGACTATTGTCTATCACAATTCCAAAGACGTAATTAAGTATTTGCCTGCTGACCCTAAGCGGTCAACATATCTTGGCTTTTGTGATAATAGTCGCTATTCACCAGTAGAACTTGACGTGTGCGATGGTAAGTCTTTCAGATGGCTTCGAATCTCTTTTGCCAAGCATGAAATTGAGGGCTCATTGAAGTTCTGCAAGGCAGCACAAGAGAAAGGCTATCACGTACAGTTCAATCCTATGGATAGCATCAGTTATTCCATGGAGGAAAGAGCAGCTCTGATTGAGAAGGTTAACAAGGTTAAACCCGCCGTCTTCTCCATTGTTGACACATTTGGTGCTATGTATATGACAGATGTTGAAACTATTTTCAGGCAATTCGATAGCTTGCTTGACAAGGATATTATGATAGGCCTTCATTCCCATGATAACCTTGGTCTGTCCTGTGCATTGGCTGAACGCATACTCATCGATACTTGTGACAGAATTCGGAATCGTAATAGTCGCTAACTCCATACACTCAGCAAAGGCCCACTTGCCGACGCTTGACATGCCGTTTGGGATAACAACTGTTTTCAGCTTTTCACAGTGCGCGAAGGCACAAGCATCGATTCTTGTAACATAGGCAGGGATCGCAATCGCCGTCAAGCTTGAGCAGTTGTGAAACAGATGCTCAGAGATGCATGTTAGACCGCTCGGGAGATTAATCTGTGCCAGCTTTCTGCAGTCGTAAAACGACCCGATACCGATGCTTGTCACACTTTCCGGGATCATAATCGACGTCAGACCCGAACACTCCCGAAATGCATAGTCGTCAATGCTTTTCACGCTGTCCGGGATGATGACCGACGTCAGATTCGAGCAAAAATAGAATAATCCGCGACTAATTTTTGTCACACTGTCTGAGATTGTAACCGACGACAACCCATGGCACCTTTCAAATGCGGATTCGCCTATGCTTGTTACACTGTTTGGAATGACAACCGACGACAGCCCCGTGCATTCGTAAAAAACAAGATTTCCGATACTTGTTACGCTATCTGGAATGGTGATCGATGTCAACCCCGTACAAGCGAAGAATGCATAATCACCGATACTCGTGATACTGTCCGGAATTATAACTTCTGTTATCCCGCTGCATTCATCAAACGCATAGACGCCAATCGTTGTTACACCATATGAAATATCAATACTTCGGATATTGTCCTTAAAAGTATCCCAATCACGGTCTGAGCTTCTGTTATAATCGTACATCGCACCGCTGCCGGTGATGGTCAGCGTGCCGGTCGCATCGTCAAACTCCCAATAAAGATTGTCGCCGCATTTGCCGGATGCGGTTTCTGCCGTTGCTGCCTGTGTAAATACAAGCATCAAAAATGCAATCAGAACCAGCGACAGCGTCTTCAACGATCTTTTCATTCTCTTTTCCTCCGTGATTTTCAATTACATCATGGAACGTGCAGGTAAAAATGCCTGTTTGTGCCGCACCGTCTTGCAGCTGATCCCGACAGGAGCGTTCGCGGTGCGTCTGCAGGCTGTGCCGAACCGACGGAGCGAGCATGCCATTCGGAGTCTGCGGGATACAAGACAGTGCATTTTAGATCATTTTAACATAATGCAGAAACGAACGCAAGGCAGACGTATGGACAAACCGCGCGGTGTAAGGAAGCATTTATGCGGCCTTTTTACGTGCGATGCTTGTTCGTTCTTCTTTTTTGCTGCCGTGACCGGATGTGCCGTGCCGTTTGCGCCCGTTTCGGGCAGAATTGTGACAGATTGGATCCAACGGTTTGAAAACGCCCCGATACAGGGCGTTTTTTTCTTTTAGAAATTGTGAAAAAAGGGATAATCCGTGCGTTCGGTCTTCTGCTATGCTGCGGGCAGCGAAAGGCAAGGAGGCAAACCCATGCGAACAAAAGAAACGGAGCAGGCGATCGGGGCGTACTTTGCGGCATGCGATGCAACGCGCGAACGCATCCCGCTGAAAAACGGCGGATTCGAAGAGAGACAGATCCCCTACACCCTGTTCGGACTGGCGCGGGCGGTCGGCATGACGCCCGAAGCGCTGCTGAAGATCGGGCGCGGACCGCGTCGGACGGTGAAAGACCGGCTGCTGTTCGACGCGGTGATGCGCGTCGCCGCCTATACGCAGGAGCATGCGCTGCTCGGCGAGCTGGCGTATCAGGTGGCGCTCGAAACGCTGCGTGCGCTTGCGGCGCAGGAACAGGGCGACGGCCCGGCGCTGAAGGTCGTGCTGGATGCGGCGGCGGAGCGCTACGCGAAATGACGCTGAAGCTTTCGGGCACGCCGAACCCGAAGCAGGAAGCGTTCTTCCTTGCGGAGGCAAAGCACATTGCCTACGGCGGCGCGCGCGGCGGCGGCAAGTCGTGGGCGATGCGCAGAAAGTTCGTGCTCCTTGCCTTTCGTTATGCGGGGCTGAAGCTTTTGCTTTTGCGGCGCACGCTGCCGGAGCTCTATGAGAACCATGTGCTGCCGCTGACGGCGGAGCTGCACGGCGCGGCGGAGTATCAGAGCACGCAGCGGGCGTTTCTTTTTCCGAACGGCAGCCGCATCAAGCTCGGCTACTGCGACCGCGAGACGGACGTGTTTCAGTATCAGGGACAGGAATACGATGTGATCGGTCTGGAGGAAGCGACGCACTTCACCGAATCGCAGATGCAGTTTCTGACCACCTGCAGCCGGTCGGTGCGCGACGACTTTTCTCCGCGCATGTACTACACCTGCAACCCCGGCGGGGTGGGACATGCATGGGTCAAGCGGCTGTTTATCGACCGCGACTATCGCAACAGCGAGCGAAGCGAGGATTACGTCTTTATTCCGGCGCGCGTCACCGACAATCCGGTGCTGCTCGAACGGAACCCGCAGTATCTCGAAACGCTCAAAAACCTTCCGGAAACGCTGCGCAAGGCATATCTCGACGGAAACTGGGACGTGCTCGAGGGACAGTATTTTCAGGAATTCGACCGCAGCATCCACGTCGTGAAGCCGACGGAACTCCCGAGAGAGTGGAAGCGCTTTCGCGCAATGGATTGGGGCTACAACGACCCGTGCTGTGTGCTGTGGTTTGCGATCGCGCCGGAAGGGAAGCTGTTCGTGTACCGGGAACTGTATCTGCGGCGCACGCTGTCGAGCGAGATCGCAAAGCGCGTCAGAACGCTGTCCGAAAACGAACGCATCGCCTATACCGTCGCCTCGCCGGACGCGTGGCAGCAGCGGGGGCTGAAAGGCGCGGAGGGCACCTGCATCGCGGAGGTGTTTGCAAAAAACGGCGTGCCGCTTCTGCCGGCGGACAATGCGCGCATCCCCGGCTGGCAGCGCGTGCGCGAGAACCTTGCGCGCGGCGCCGACGGCACGCCGAACCTCCGCATCTTCGAGACGTGCAGAAACCTGATCCGCACCCTGCCCGCGCTGACCTATGACGCGCACGATCTCGAGGACGTCTCCGATACGTGCGAGGATCACGCGCCGGAAGCGCTGCGATACGGATTGATGTCGCGTCCGCGGGCGAACGAGCCGGCGCCGCAGAAGCGGAAGCGGCATTACGATCCGCTGTCGAACGAGATCCCCGTACCGTCCGGATACTGCGGGCTCTGATCGGCGATCGGGGACGCGCGGACGATCACATGTAAAGAAAGGAAGCAAAATGAAAGAGAGTCAATCCGAATCCAAACGGCTTCTGGCGGAGCGGGCGGTCGCGCTGTTCAACGAGTTCCGCAACGCCTATGCCGGAGAATGGCGGCGGCAGGAGCACAACGAGCGCATGTACCGGGGCGACCACTGGTACGACGTGCCGCTGACCGATCCGAACGAGCCGCGTCCCGTGACACCGATCCTGCAGTCGACGATCGAGAACATCACCGCGGACCTGATGGATCAGGTGCCGGAAGCGGTCGTAACGCCCGAGAACGCGGCGGACGGCTACATCGCGCGCGTGGTCGAGGCGGTGGTGAAGCGCAATCACGACGCCGCGTCCTATCCCGTGGAGTACCGCAAGCTGATCCATGATCTGCTGGTCGGCGGCTACTGCGTGCAGGAGGTCGGCTATGACAGCGCGCAAAACGGCGGGCTGGGCGGCGCGTTTATCCGGCGCGTCGACATCCGGAACATCCTGTTCGATCCGATGGTGACGGACGTTATGGACGGGCGCGCGGTCTTTAAGCTCGCGCTGCGCTCCAAGGAGTGGATCGAGGCGCATTATCCCGACGCTGCAGCGCGGATCGACGAACATCCGGTCGACGCGGCGCAGCTGATGACCGACGGGGTGCTTTCGCCGGATCCGAAGAACGCGCGGCTGCTGCTGGAATACTGGTGGCGCGAATACGACGCGAAAACCGAGACGTACCGCGTACACATGGCGCTGCTTTCGGGCACGACGGTGCTCGAGGACAGCCGGGACGTCAAGCCGGAGGGCTATTTTGCACACGGTCAGTACCCGTTCGTGCTGACAACGCTGTACCCGCGGAAGGGGAGCGCCCTCGGCTTCGGCATCATCGACCTGTTCGGAACGCAGCAGCGCTATGCGGACAAGCTTGACCAGCTCGTGCTGAAAAACGCGTTCCTCGCCTCGCGCAACAAGCTGCTCGTCACCGACGCATCCGGCTTCGACCCGGACGATTTGCGCGATTGGTCGAAGGACGTGCACACCGGAGAGAGTCTGAACGGCGTGACGTGGTTTGCCACGCCGCCGCTGCCGAACTATCTGCTCTCCTACATCCGCGCGATCCGCGAGGACATCAAGGAAGAGAGCGGCGCGAACGAGTCCTCGCGCGGGACCGTTTCGAGCGGCGTCACCGCGGCGCGCGCGATCGAAGCGCTGCAGGAAATGAGCACGAAGCGTGCGCGCATGGCGACCGAGCAGATGCACGAAGCGTTCCGTCAGGCGGTGCGGATGGAGATCGAAACCGAGCGCGAATTCAATTGTTTTTTGCGGCCGGTGACGATCCTCACGGACGGTCAGACCGAAAACGTGTACTTCGACAGCGCGCTGATGCAGAAGCGCGCGCCCGGCGGCGTCGAGCTGCCGATCGAGTTTGCGGTTTCGATCAAGGCTGTCAAGCGCAGCCGGTTCGCCTCGGAATCGCAGAACGAGCTGATGCTGCGGCTGCTTTCCATGGGCGCGATCGATCGCGAACAGGCGATCGAACTCATGGTCTTTGAAGGAAAGGATCAGGTGTTGAAACACATTCGCGAGACGGAGCCGGCGGAGGAAGCGCTGTTTCCGCCGCGCAAACAGAAAACGAAGTGGTTTGGAGGTATCGCATGATCTTCGGAAAACAACAGAACCCTGCGCCCGAACCGGACGCAGTGCAGGAAAACCCGTTTACGGAGGCCGCGTACGCGCTGGTCGAGATGGAGCGGGAAGGCGGACTGCCCGAGGGCTTTGATCTCAAAAGCGCGGTGCAGGACCGCGTGTTTGCGGAGCTGCTCGGCGAGTTCGAGCCGAAAGCGGCCGTGCGCATCTATGCCGCGGAGCGCCGCGCAGAGGATGCGGAGGAGCAGGCAAAGGCGCGTATGAGCGAACAGCTGATGGCGCGCAAGGCGCTGCCCAAGAGCCAGCGTACCGACCGGGGCGTTTCGGCACGTCCGGACTATATGTCCATGTCGAAGGAAGCGTTCCGCGCGCTGGAACAGCAGTATCGCAGCGCCGCAAGAAGCGGCAGACGGGTACAGATCTGAACAACGGAAAGGAGAAACCGGATTTATGAACACAACCATCAATACGACCGATACGGCGTTTTTCAACAAGCAATTCTATGACAAAAAGCTGCTCGAAACGGCGAAGACGCGCCTTGTGCACGCATCGTTCGGGCAGAAGCGCAGCATCCCGCGTCACGGCGGCAAGCGCGTGGAGTTCCGAAAATACGACCTGTTCACGCCCGACGTCGAAAACCTGACGCTGGAGGAGGGCATCACGCCGACCGGTCAGACGCTGTCGCAGTCCAAGGTCGAGGCGGAGGTCACGCAGTACGGCGCGTACGTGGAGATCTCCGATCTGCTGGACATGACCGCGTACGACGAAGTCATCGCGGACTCCGCGGAGCTTCTGGGCGAACAGCTGGGCACCGTCATCGAGTGGGTCACGCGCGATGCAATGTGCGCCACGACCAACGTGCAGTTCGTGAACGGCAAGACGGAGCGCGAGGAGATCGGCGCGGACGACAAGCTGACGGTCGCCGAAATCCGCAAGGCGGTCCGCACGCTCAAGAAGAACAAGGCGCGCATGTTCAACACCGCGCAGGACGGCAGCATGCGCCGTCCGCACTTCGTGTGCATCTGCTCGCCGGACGCCACTTACGATCTGCAGAACGATCCGCTGTGGCAGGACGTATCCAAGTACAGCAACGCGGAGCAGATCTATTCCGGCGAGATCGGCCGTCTGTTCGGCGTCGTATTCGTGGAGGCGACCGAGGCGAAGGTCTATCGTCAGTCCTTCTACAATACGGCAAGAACGGTCGGAACCAACACCAGAAGCGTGCCGCTGAGCCGCGTGCCGAACGAGACGGAAGCGGCGTATCTCAAGCCGGGCAACGTGCTCCTCGTCGGCGATACGGAGTGCGAGATCGAGTCCTATAACCCCGCGTCGCACATCATCACGATGACCTCGCAGGTGTCGTTCCAGACGAACACCCCGATCTACACCGAGGACGGCGGAGCGGAGGGCAGCGCACACCGCCGTGCGGACGTGCATGCCACGCTCGTATTCGGCGCGGATGCATACGGCGTGATCGACGTCGACGGCTCCGGTGCGGTCGAGACGATCATCAAGCCGTGCGGCTCCGAGGGCAGCGCGGATCCGCTCAACCAGCGTTCGACGGTCGGCGCAAAGGTCGCGGCGTATGCCGCAAAGGTGCTGAATCCGCTGTGGATCGTGCGCATCGAGCACGGCGTCAGCGCATAAGAACGGTTCATCGGGGGGCGCTCGCAGGAGCGCCCCGCAGGAAAGGAGAAGCACGATGAAGAAAGAGAATCAGAATACAGCCGCAAACGAAGCAAAGGAAGAGACCGTTTCGATCTGCCTGTCCGCCGACGGGATCGGACCGTTTCTGGAAGGCGCGATCAACGGCGTCGTCTTCCGCATTCCCACCGGAAAGGTCGTCGACGTTCCGAAGCGGATCGCCGCATTGATCCGCGAAAGCCGCAGTGCGCTCGAGGAAGGCGCGGACGCGGTTTCGGCATACCGGAACGCGGGCGGCAGAAGGATCGGGTGAGCGCCGTGAAGCTGTCGGAGCTTTTGGAGCTTGCGCTTGCCGAGCTCGATCATCCGTCGGATACGGCGGCGCTCGATCTGTGGCGCGAAAAGCTGAAGCTGTTCGCTAACGATGCGATCGATGATCTCACGCGATCGCTGCGCCCGTGGCGGCGCGATCCCGCGGTGCTGTCGAACGGCACGGTCGATCTTTCGACGCTTCCGTACCCCGTTTCGAAGGCGCTCGGCGTGGAGCGCAAGGGGCTTCGGATTCCGTTCTATTACGGAACGGATGTGACGCGCGTGCACGTCAAGGGCGTTGAGGACGGACCGGTCGACGTGGTATACCGGTATCTGCCCGCCGCGCTGGAGAACCCGAACGACGTTCCGCAGCTGCCCGCCGCATGCCATCCGCTGATCGTGCTCTATATGGTCGCGCGGTTTCAGATGCACAGCGACGCGTCGGGACTCAGCCAGTCGAACCTTCTGATGTCGCTGTATGAGCGGCGCAAGCGCCGCCTGCGCATGGATCTGGACGAGCCGTACGGCTGCGCGATCCTGAACCGGTATTAAGGAGGGGATCGCATGGCATATACCTACGGCGCGCTGACCGCGTTTTCCGGGATCCGCACGGATCTGTCCGAATCGCTTCTGCGCGCGGACCAGACGCCGGACGCGTGCAACATGGATACGCGTTCGGGCGACCTGAAAAGCGCGGGCGGGTTTTCGCGGGCGGCGTCGGGCGTGCTTTCGGCGCAGACGCCGCTGACGCGCCTGTATCTGTACACGACCGAACGGGGCACGCGCTATCTTGCAACGTCACAGGACGCGCTGTTCTTCTATCACAGCGCGCAGCGCGTATGGCGCGAGATCTACCGGTTTACGGACACGCTCGACCCGAAGCGCATGGATTTTCTGCCGATCCGCATCGGCAGCGACAACCGCCTTCTGATCACGCACGGCGGCGGGCAGGCGGTGCTGTATAACGCCGTAACGAACGAAGTAACGCCGTTCGGTTCCGCGGCGAAGCTGTCGGATGTGCCGGTGAGCTTCGCGCAGCTGTATTTCGGGCGGCTGTTTGCGTCCGGCAATATGCTGGAACCGTGCCGGCTCTACTGGAGCAAGGCGCCGGGCGGCACCCGCACGATCGACGACTGGCGCACCGACGCGGCAAGCGAGAACGTGTCCGGCGGATTCGTGGATATCGGCATCGGCGACGATCCGATCACGGGACTGGTCGCGCTGTCGAACCAGCTGCTGATCATCACGCGAAACGGCATGTATCGCCTGCTCGGCGACCGTCCCTCGAACTTCCGCGTTACGGCGATCGACGCGGCGTTTTCGATGCCGACGCACACCGGGTGCGTGCGGTATGCGGACCGCGTGTATTTTCTGACCGATTCCGGTCTGTATTTCTATGACGGACAAACGGTCCGCCGTCCGCAGGGCGGCACGGCGGTGCAGGCGCTGCTCGAGCGCGCGGATCTGTCCGGCATGATGTCCGCCGCGTGCGACGATATGCTGTACTTTGCATACCGGTCCGACGAGCAGGCGGAAGCGCTCGACCGGATGATCGAATACGATCTGCTGCGCGATTGCTGCATGCTGCGAAGCGGCTTCTCGCTGATCGATCTGCAGTCGCGCGGCGGAAGGCTGTTTGCGCTGACCGGCGACGGCAAAGCGGTCTGCTTTGACGGCAGCGCCGATTACGACGGCGATCCGATCGAAGCGTGGTGGCAGATGCCGATCATGGATTTCGGACACAAAGAAGCGGACAAGATCCTGCTTTCGCTGACGGCGTGCGGCGAGGGCGCGGTCCGCATCCGCGCGGAATCAAACGGCGGCGTGTACGAAACGCAGGCCGCGTTCGGCGATACGCCGCTGTCCGTGACGGAGATTCCGCTGCGCGGCGTCGGGCGCGTGTTCCGGCTGCGGTTCGAAACCGTCAACGGGCGTCCGATGCGCCTCGGCGCGAAGGCAGCGCTGCTCTTTGATCTGCAGCGCAGACCGGTGTAAGGAGGGATCGCGATGGCATACATTCCGACCGGCATGCAGGCGATGTTCCCGATCTATCTCGGCAGGATGCCGCAGGACGGCGAGGATCGGGACGCATACGACAGCAGCGTCGCGCAGAACGAGAACAATCTGAATCAGAACCTGGAGCTGCTGTTCGGCAAGCTCTCGGAACTCGAATCGGCTTTGGCCGAGCTTACGGAAGGAGAAAGAACATGATCAAAATTCCACCCATCAGGATCCTGACGCCGCCGATCCGGCTTTCGGCGTTTCAACCCCCGAAAACGAACGCATCCGGCGCAGGCAAAACGGGCGGCAAACCGGCGACGGCGGCATCGCCCGCCAAACCGTCGGATCTTGCCGTTCCGGTCAAACCCGCGACGCCGGGCAAGCCCGCGTCCGGCGGCACAAGTCCGGCAAAGCCCGCATCCGGCGGCACGGCGCCGCAGAGCGAAGCGCTGTCGTTTGAATCTCTGTTTTCCGAGGTGCTGGCGCGATACCTGCCGGAGACGGTGGCGTATACGCCGCTCGGAGAGGATGTGCTGCGCGCAACGATCCAAAACTGGATCCGTCCCGCTTACGAGCAGGCGATCCGCGACCGCAGGGAGCGCACACAGCAGCAGAACGCGGAGCTCGACGCGGACGCGTGGGCGCGCGGCATGGGCGAAAGCACCTATGTGACGGACGTGAAATCACGCGCGTATGAGAACGAATCGCGCGACGTATCCGATCTCGAAAGCGACTATGCATCGACGCTCGCGGGGCATCTGTACGACGCGATGCGCGCACAGCAGGAGCAGAAGGTCGCGGTCGACGAATTCAATGCGCAGCAGGTCAACGCGGCGCGCGAGCATGCGTCGGAAACGGCGCTGGCGCTGTACAACACGTACCTTGCAAGCTTGCAGAATGCGCAGACGGGCGGCGGTGGTTCCGCTTTGTCCGCAACGGCGGCGCAGGAGACCGACGCGGGCAAGCCCGCAAAGTACGGTCCGCTTGTGCAGTCGATCCTCGACCGGATCCGACCGACCGGCAGCGAAACGCAGCAGAGCGCGTCCGTCGATTACAAGACGGCGGCAAACCTGCTTGCGCGGATGTCCGCCTCGCAGCGCGCCGATCTGTACGCGGGCAGAGGCAGTTATGCGCAGCAGAACGCGGAGCTTCTGAACGGTCTCGGACGACCGGTGTACGAACAGCTGCAGCGGCTGTTCCCGGCAAAGTAACCGAAACAAAACAGGGAGAAAGGTCCGGCCTTTCTCCCTGTTTTCCGTTTGCTTTTAGTTTCCTTCTTTGAGCGCAAGATTCCGTTCGTACGCCGCGATCACCGCTTCGATCGCCGCGGAGCGGAACCCGCCCTTTTCCAGCGCGCGCACGCCCTGGATCGTGCTGCCCGCCGGCGAACACACGACGTCCTTCAGCACGCCCGGATGCTCGCCCGTGAGCCGCGCCGTTTTTGCTGCGCCTTCCACGGTCTGTGCCGCAAAGCGAAGCGCCGTCTGCCGCGGCAGTCCGCATGCCACGCCGCCGTCCGCAAGCGCCTCGATGAACAGATCGACAAACGCCGGACCGCAGCCGAACAGCGCGCTGCCCGCATCCATCAGCCGTTCCGGAAGCGGTTCCACCGTGCCGGCATCCTGCATCAGCGTGCAAAACGCCGCAAGCTCGCCGTCCGTCACGCCCTCGCCGCAGTATGCGATGATGCCTGCGCCGACGGCGATCGGGGTGTTCGGCATGATGCGGATCACCGGGTACGGACCGCCCGCAAGCGTCCGGATCGTTTCGATCGTCAGACCCGCCGCCGGCGTGACGAGCACAAAGCGGTCGGAGCGCGTCGAGAGCGTCGGCGCGATCTCGCACAGAACCTCCGGCATGATCTGCGGCTTGACACCGAGCACGATGAGATCGCAGGTCCGGGCGACCCCGACGTTGTCGGAGACCTGCGCATGCAGTTCATCCGCAAGCGCCTGCGCCTTTGCCGCCGTGCGATTGGAAAGGACCGGTTCGACCTTGCCGGCCGCGAGCCGCGCGATCGCGCTGCCCATTGCGCCGGTGCCGATGACGCCGATTTTCTGAAACATACGTTACTCCTTTTTGCTCTTCGCGATCGAAAAATAATGCGTGGGGATGTGGCAGTAGCCGGCCGGGTTCTTATCGAGGTATTTCTGATGGTATTCCTCTGCGGAGAAGAAGTTTTCGATCGGCTTCTTTTCGACCGCGAGCGGCGCGCCGACCTTCTCGCTGACCGCTTTGAACGCGGCGTCGATCGCCGGGAGCTGGCTGTCGTCGGTATAATACACGCCGGTGCGGTACTGCACGCCGCAGTCCGCGCCCTGCCGGTTGACCGACAGCGGATCGATGACCGTGAAATAGAAATCCAGCAGTTCGTTCAGCGGCAGGACCGCTTCGTCGTAGTCCACGCGCACCGTTTCGGCGTGTCCCGAATTGTTGCATACGTCGCGATAGCTCGGCGCTTTGTCGGGTCCGTTCGCGTAGCCGACCTCGGTTTTCACAACGCCGTCGAACTGATCGAGAAACTTCTGCATGCCCCAAAAGCAGCCGCCTGCAAGATAAATCGTTTTCATTCCGCAATCCTCCAGTTTCGTTTGATGTCCGGACATTTCAATGCGATACTCTTTTTGAACGTTTCCTCATCGACGTCCAGAAGTCCCTGCTTTGCCACCGGGAACAACTGCTTTTCCCGGGTGACGAACAGAAACAGGTTCGACGTCTCCAGGCATCTGACAAAGACCGGATAGGCGAGAGAAATGCCGGGGCTTTCGGCGGTCATCTGCACCTTCATCGCGTCCGGCAGAAAGGAAACGCGTATTTGTGCGGGCGCGCCGTACAGCTCATGCATGCGCCGCACAAGGTGCTTTGCCCTGCGGCGCGGCGCAAACAGCAGCCAGATAAAGCCCACGAGGTATGCAAGCAGCAGCGCAACGGCGAGCCACATGCTGACGCCCTCCAAAAATGCCGCGCCGGTCACGTAGGAAAACAGCGCGCGCCACGCGATCTTTGTGATGCAATAGACCAGTACCGGCACGAAAAACACGATGCCGAGGATGATCAGCACGCGCGGACGTATGCTGCGGTACATTTCCCGCGCATACGCGTCGGTCAGGACGAACTGCGCCCGCGCGCCTGCGCTCTGCGTCATTTGTTCCATATGGGTCCCTCCGTTTTCAGGCGTCCGCCTTTTTCAGATTCCGTTTGGCGTTCGGGCATTTCGCATCGAAAAATGCGCGGACGCCGGGGATGTCGATCCCTTCAAAGCAATCCTTGGGGAAGGACAGGAACTGCTTTTCCTGCGTGATCAGCAAAAACGCGGTTTTTGTTTCGACGCATCTTGCGATCGTCGCATAAGACATCTGCATACGGCTGTCCGACGCTTCGTTGTATATCCGCATCTCATCGTCGCAGAACGAAACGCGAACGATCGGGTCCTTGCCGCCGTACGTTTCCGCGATCCGCCGAAGCTGCTTCTTTGCGTACCGCTTCGGTCCGGTCAACTCCCAAGCGGTCAGAAATCCCACCAGCGCAAGTTCCCCGATGAACAGCCAGAACATCGGCTCCGTAAGGAGCGGTTCGCCGGCATAAAGGCTCCATAGGATCCGGTTCGTCATGTGATATCCGATATAAATCAGGAACGCGCCTGCGAAAATGAACCAGAAAATGCGCCAGCTTTTGTGCGCCGTAAGGTAGATCTGTCTGAACGTCTCCTCGCTCGGTCCGCATGTGCAGGTAAACCGTGCGGTCTGTTCGGTGCTTTCCATTTGGTGCTCCTTTCAGTTTTGCATCGCAGCGAAGCGCGCCGCGAGATGCAGCAGGATCTCCACGTTTTTCTCCATCGACCGGATCGGGACATACTCAAAGCGTCCGTGCGCGTTTTCATAGCCCGCCGAAAGGTTCGGACACGGCAGCCCGCGGTGCGAAAGCGCCGAGCCGTCCGTGCCGCCGCGGAACGGTTCCGACTGCGGAACAAGCCCCGCATCCCCGATCGCCGCCGTCAGCGCTTCGATCAGATACGGGTGCCGGTCCACGACCTCCTTCATGTTGCGGTAGGTCTCGGAGATCGACAGTGCGGCTGCGCCGGGATACCGTGCGTTCAGCGCGTCGGCGCAAAGCCGGAGATAGTGCTCGCGGTTTTCAAACTGCGTGCGGTCGTGGTCGCGCACGATGAGCTCGACCGATGCGCGCTCGCAGGAACCCTGCACCGCGATCACGTGGAAGAAGCCCTCGCGGCCTTCCGTGTACTGCGGCTTTTCAAACCGCGGCAGCATCGAAAGAAACTCGCCGAGCAGATCGCTCGCGTTGATCATGACGCCCTTTGCGGTGGCGGGATGCACGGAAAGACCGGTGAACGTCAGCGTCGCCTGCGAAGCGTGGAACGTCTCGTCCATGTAGAAGCCGAGATGATCGCCGTCGAGCGTATAGGCGACGCTCGCGCCGAAGCGGGAAAGATCGAGATCCTTCGCTAAGCCCCCGACCTCTTCGTCGGGCGTGAAGGCGAGC